CAATACCAGGTAATCCTTGATTGGGATTAGTAGGTTGCTGAATACCAAACTGCCTAAGCAAATCAGGAGATGGATTAACTGGCATTTGCTTTTTCTTCCTTTACTTCTTCTTTGGGAAGCAGTTCTTTTTCAAGCTTTTCTATATCAGCCTGTCTCTGCCTATTAGCATCCGCTGTTATCCTATCATTCTTCTCAAGCTCTTGTCTACGAATAGCCCAAGTAGATGCTTTAGGTCTGATAGGTTCAATCGTTCTAGTATCAATAGGCTTTTCCTCAACTATAGGTTTAGTAAAGCTGAGGATAGTATCAAGCATCTCTTTCTTTTCATGATTAGCAATATTGAGCTGTTCCTTTAGAGTCTCACACGACTCACAAGGTTCTGGGTCAAGCTCGAAATACTTAATGATGATTCGTTTGAAAAGATTCATGATGCTATTCTACGATGATGATATCTTGAAATTGGTTTTATCTTATTCTGACTCTCAATAATTCTTGCATTGCGATAAAAAGCAGTCCAATCACCAGTATTCTTAAGCCTAGTGACCAAAGCCTCCTGTTTTTTGAATCTTTCCATCTCACTCTTAGCTGTAGCAAAAAATCTATCAGCAGCATCAACGAGATAACGAATACCATCGTAGGGGTCATCACCATCCCATTCAGCTACATCCTCAGCAGGAACATTATTCTTTGCTTTAGCATAAGTGGCTGATTTGATTGCATTGATAAGTAATGGACATTCATCACTCATCATAAGCTTGGGAAGATTTTCTTCCTGCTTAGGTGCATCAAAAGATTTTAGATATGACTCATACTCTTTCATGCTACGATTACGAATTAACCACATAGCATGTTGGTCATCATATGTTCCAATCTCTTTAACTGGTATATGCTTTGGTTGCCATCTGAGATATTCATGAAGCAACTGTTTACCAGCAATGCGTGAACCGGCTGAGTTGTTAGAAAGGTCAATAGAACGGTTAATAGCAGTTTCAATCTGCTGTTGGATTGTATGTTCTTGACCTCTATCTTGTGCTGCTGAACGACAAAAGAGAACCTGTCTAGGGTTTTCCTTTTCAAGATATTCTTTGAGAATAGCTCCCCATTCTTGAATCTTAGTCTTTTGGAAAGCCAACTCACGATAAACATATACACGTTCCATTGGACTGATTGCAGCAAAACCAATCCAAGTCATTGCCCTAAATCCCCAATCTCCTACTACTATTCTAGGCCACCAATCAGGGATTTCTACTTCCGACCCTTTGAATACATGAATCGCATTATCCGGTTCATCAGCATAATGCCTGTCACGGAACTCCTCAAATACTTGACCTTCATAAGCTGACCAATTGCCATACTTCTTAGCTTGTCTCTCAGCTTCAGGAAGGGCATCTAGTTCTCGCTTATACTGCTCATCAGCATGAGGATTATCTTCAATTGTTGCAGGAATGAATATACGCTTCATTCCACCCTTACCCTTAACAATTACATTACCTGTTGGGCAGGGGTCAATAAACCTTTTCTTTACCCAAGTATGTCCTATATTACCTGGGTTTGATGCTGACCTAACCACCATTGGCAAGTCAGTATCATATTTAGTTCCACGTCTTGTTCTTTCAATCGTGATATAGAGATATTGCCATTCAGTGAATGATGTTAATTCGTCAATAGCAACGTAGTTGCCTTGAAAGGAATCATAATCATGCACGTCATCTTCGTTTTCACAATGACCAAAAAGGATTCTCGCTCCTGAAGGAAAATCCCAAACTGAATCTGATTTATTAAACTTCCCACCCCATAGAGGATAATATCGCTTTGAACGTGGGATGATTTCATTTCTCAGTTCAGGCATTGTGCGGCGGAGGAATAATCCTGCGAATTTCTTATTCTTAATCCATCCATGCACAATTGGATACATTAACAAGACGTCACTTTTTCCACCATACACTGCCCCACCAAAGAATCCCTCTTTGATAGAGAATGGCATCTGCAAGAATTTCTCTTGCTTCAGCGTAGGTTTCCAAATGAAATCTTCAGTAGACATTTAATTAAATCTGGGAGTCATGCAATCTATATCAGTCCTGCTTTCCAATCTTAGGCTCTGTAATAAGATTGGCCCCAGCATGATGGCGCAACCCAAGATATAGTTCCCATAGACATTTACCACAGGTTCAAAACCTTCTGTGCCCATTCTCTTAAGGTTTACTAAGCTTTGGATTGTTTGGTTTAGTAGGTGCAGCGTTAACAGTAAATCCTAAATCTGCTGGCGCACTCTTACTAATAGTTCCACTACTACATTGACTGGAAACATCACAAGTAAGAGTAACATTCACAGCCACCACATGAATTACATGATGACCAAGTGTATTTACTACTACTGTTCCTGTAGTTCCAGTTACTCCTGTTGCTGCAACAGAGTCAATGCTTAGTTCATAACCAGTAACACCTTCTGCAACAGAATTTGCATCCCATGTTACAGTAAGTGTCATTGGAAATGTCTGAGCATATATAGTCTCAACACAACCAATATGCAGCAGAACAAAAGCAAGAATGATTAGATACTTCCTCACTTGCCAATCCCCTTTCTAATTTTATCGAAACCAGACTGAAGTTCTTTAATACCTTCAGCAACCATAGCAGGGTCAATCATATCAGTCTGTTTGATAGCATTGATAGAGGCGATAACACCAGATTCGATTTCCATCAAACCATCAGCGTTATTGGTCTTATCCTTATCAAACATCTTGGTAACACCTGAAATAACAACACCAGCACCAGGAACGGCGTGGGTTGCTGTATCAAGTGCAATATCTTTTGCTGTCATCAAAACTTGCTTTAGAATCTTATTCATGGTTTGTTTGCCTTTGGAGGGTCCTCTTTACGTTGGTCTTGTGGTTCAGTTGGAATTAATTTACCACCTACGAAAGCCATCAGGATGTTACCAAGATGAGCCATAGCATTACCAATAAACCACGGTGAATAAACATCGTGGATATCTTTCAGATTTTTTACATCTGAACTGATAAGCAATAGCATCATACCAAGTGATGCAGCGGCGAGAGTCCATCCTGCTGTCTTATTAGTCATTAAACTGAAGGAGGTCTAACTGCTGGACCCCACACAATATACCAGAGAGCAATTAGTGCTAAGCAGATAGTAATCAATTGAATGATTACACCATCTACACCAATTCCAAGAACACCAAGAAGTAGAGGTAGAACAAGTTTCAAGCAAATCGCCACAACGCAAACGATGATAATTCGCCAAAGCATTTGAGGCATCTTAAGCTCCTTGAAGTTCCTTAAACCAAGCTTTACCGCAAGCTATTTCCGTATCATCATACAATTGGGAGAAAGCACCATGAGTAGAATGATATATCATTCCACATGAGGTTCCTCGTCCAGTTCCAGCTAATTCCTTAGCTATTCTGGGGTTGTCCTCACGATTAATATTGAGTGCTTTGCTCCCAAACCCTACTGATTCACCAAGCATTGTAGCTTTCCCATGAAACTCTCTTGGAGGAAAGTTAGCAAGGCAAGCATCTGTAACTGATTTTGTATAAGTTCTTACTTGATGAAAATCAATTACATCCCACTGATTTGGTAAGTCTGCTGGAATACCATAGTCAGTGATTGAACCAGAACAGCAGATAACACCAGGAATCCTACTAAATCTAGTGATATCCACCCAGTTGAAATCTTTTGCATTAATCTCGTTTGTTAGTTCTAATCCCCAGACAGCATTATATCTCTGAGCAATTGTTCCTATTCTATTCCAGTGGTCAATCTGAGTCTGAACATTTTTCCAATCAGGAAATAGTCCATTATCAGGAAATACACTCCCATAGAAATATTGACCATAATCCTGATAGAGTTTAAGTAGTTCCTCAAACTTATCATAGTAATTATCAAAATCTAATGGGTTAAAAGGTGGGAGTCCACCAGCTTTTGCTGTATTGAAACTCATCATGAAGTTACGACGACCATTAGACCCAAACTCTATCGACTGTTTGAGTAAAGGTCGTATATCTTCACCATGACATAGACGAGCCAAATCAAGAAAAGCGGATTCACCTTTAAGGAATACGTTCGAGTAATAACCATTGATGGAGGCTCTGATTAATGGTTTTGGCTCAGGAGTTTCAATAAACCCCTCTAATTCTAGAACTGTTCCGATTCCCTCACGAGATAAGGTATTGTCTTTAATAGTTAACTGTTCCCAAGGTCCATCAGTTCCTAAGGGACGAGTTTCTAATCTACCATCTGGTTGAATAGACAATACTAATTGACCAGAACGAAATGTGACAATGTATTTGCCATCATCTCGTTTAGTAATATCTAATTCTTCCCATGAACCACCGGCAGGTCTATCAGCGTAAACCTTAGTAGTTCCAGGTTCAACACCAATATACTTACCATGTAGTTTTGCGTAGGTCATCTTATTTACCAATTCTTACTTCAGTTCTGCGTTCAGTTCTTTCCTCAAGAAGTGTTGAGAGTCTCTTTAATTCAGTAGCCATCGCTAACATTGAATCAGAAATCTCATGCATATCCTGACGTATGGTTCCTCTCCAACGTTCTAATTCGACGACCCTTTGAGATAGCTGACCTGCTCTAAATACTACCGTCGAAAGAAGTGTAGTGCAGGTCAAAAGTATCCCAATTATTGTGTATAATACAGGATTCTGCATTATTTACTGTGCTCGTGCAACTAGTAGAACACTTTGCCCACCGCCACCTGTAATTGCACCTTGATTGATTCTAATGAAATTGGCAGCAAGTCCAGTGATAGTTCTCACTTGCCCAGTAGTAATCGTAGTGGAATCAACGGTAGCGAAATTCACACCATCGTTTGAAGCCTGAACGTTCCAAGTAATTGCTGAAGGATTAGTAGTAAAGAAATATTGCCAGGTAAGATTACAAAGTCTTGCAGGCATCGCATAAACACCACTAGTTGTTCCAGTGGTTGATGCCGCACTATAAACTGTTACTGTTTGACCAAGCTGCAATGCTTCCATAATTATTCCCTCGCTTCAATGACAGCATAATCATCTTCCTCTTTAACACGAGGAGAATAGACTAGAACCTTATTATTAATTACTGGACCAGATGTTTGAGGTTCAATATTACGAAGGACAGAGGACATATCTTTGGCTATGCCTGCGATATCCTTTGCTTTTGCTCCTGAAATCTTGTCGTCAGTGAGGGACTGTATTGCGGTGAGGAGTGCGTTTTGCGCTTGGGTCTTGATTTGGTCCTTGACCTGCGTAATGTGCGGCGCTAGTTCTTCGTTTGGAGTGTTGTATGTTGCTAATGAAGTAGCTCCTTTAACATAAGCTTCAACAGCTTGTGGAGATACTCCATATTCTATAGCAACTTCAGCTTGAGTCTTACCTGATATTAAAGCTTCTTCAGCAATTATCTTCCTCATCTCAGGAGAAAGATTCTCAACACCCGCGCCTCTACCATGTTTTATTTCTTTAACTTCATAATCAACAATATCCTTATTCCGTTCATCTTTCGAGAACAGATTTCGGTTATCTTGAATTAGCTTATTTGCTTCTTCTCTAGAGCAGATAATCATATAGTTTACAAAGCAAAACTATTCACGGATTTCTTTGTAGACTACTGATTTTAAAGGGATGTGAGGAAGCAAGGTGTTCGTCTATAACACCACGTCCTCATATATACTATACGAGCCAGCCTTCAGGAAGTCCACTGGACGAACACTTTTGGAACACTTGTTTTTATATTTTATATTTATAATACTTTTCATATTGTAGCTTAATATGGGACCCTATTTAAATGTTTTTTACATAAATAGATTAAGCTCAATATCTCTCCTTGGGTGATGGGTATGGGACCCAATAGGGATTGGTATGGGGGTATGTATCATATTAGATACAAATATAGAGGGTTGACAAAAGTCAACCATTTGTCCAACGCATAGACTGTGCCATTACTACATATAGTGGTGTAGTTTGTAATACTACAATATATAGTGTTAATTGACCTGCAATCACTTGGCATACGTGATGCATTATAACTGGTGTCGGCACAATCACTGAGATTAGCAGCCGATGGGGTTTACTGTAACCTCAATACAATACACTTGTCCCATAAGCAGGGGACTAATTAAGATAATACTGCTGTCGCCCGCTAATTCTCTCACTGTCTTAGGACATAGACCTAATTAGCTGACTTTGGCTATTCTATCCAATAATGCCGATTAGCATAAAGGATAACTATGCTTATCAGCAATTACAAAAGAGTAGAACATTCTCACAATCCACCAGCGCGCAAGTGCTACTATTGCAAAAGACGTTCACATTTAAAACCATTCGCGGGTTATTACTTGTGTATCTACTGCAATGCAGTTCATAAGCTATTAGCTAGTGCTGCATTAAATAAGCCAGTATTAAGAACTGGACGATTTCAATTCTGACAATCGAGCTAATCGGTATCATTGGGTAGAATAGGCAAGGGCCATAATGAACCAGTCCGGCAGGTGGACTTTTCTAACACTGGAGCGTATAGTATGAGTGTGCAAGCGATGGATGCAATCGGGATTAACCCGACATCAGATAGAGAGGGTAGTAAGATGCCGAATGTCGAACTGGTCAAGATGGAGCGCGGTCTACGTGGTAAAGGTAATGAAGGTAAGAAAATCAATTATGAGGGTATTTCAGAAACTGCACCACGTCCAGACAATCCAATGGATGCCGCTCTCCAATTGGTAAATGGAGATTTGCAGGAGTTTTGGAATAGGTATGTTCTTGGTTACAATGAATATGCTTATGAAGCTCTTGCAGACCCGATTGCCAAGTATCTTGATGATTCATGGGATGATGACAAGCGTAAGAATTTCCGTCTTACTGTCAATGCCATGAGCAAGTATCTGGGTAAGGATAAGGATGAGGTTGCGGAATTCCTTATCAAACAGGGTAATCTGTAATCAATAGATTACTTCTGTAACTAGAATAGGCTAGGGAGACTAATAATATAATCTCCTTAGCCTATTTCTTTAACTGGTTTAATATGGTCTAACACCTATTTGAGAATTTGCGTGAATTTGGTGTGGACTTAGGCCATGTTTAGAGCATGTTTAGCGTGTTCATTTCGACCTAAGTCCTTTAGAATCAATAACTTACGGAATTTGGGGTATCTCTATACGTGGTCCATGTGGTTGTAGAGCAGTATCGGGGGATATAGAGTAATATTTATATATATATTATATATATTATTACCTAATCCTCTACCTAATCCAGAATGACCTCTCTAGAGGACACTTCCCATGAGACTTGACCTGTAGAGAGGGGTGGACTTTTCCCT